ATCTTCTGAGTGACGAGCCGCTGCTCGGTGCCCTGGTACCCGATCACGAGCAGGTATATGCGGCCGTAAGTCTGCATGACCTCCCACGGTATCTCGCACTCGCCGCTGGTGGCATCCATGGTCTTGCGTACGCCGTCGGCGGCGTTCACGAAGATCGCCACAACGCTGGTCATGTAGTTCCATTCCTCGTCCCATGCTATGCGCAGGGTATCGCCCCGGACGCAATGCTGGACCATGCGGTCGTTTCGCGGGTAGGTTATGAGCCGCTCCACGATCCTGATGTTATGGATTTGCGTGTTGTTCGCCATGCTTCCGCCTTACATTCCGAGACGTTTCTCCAACGCCTGCACCTTAGATGCTATTGCCGCTGTCGCTTGCGTCGACTGCTTCGTGGTCGAATCCCCCAAGTCGATGGTCGAGGCGTGGGGCTCGTTCACGTCAATGGTCTGCTTTATGACCTCGAGGCTCTCGTCGAGCCCGACCAAAGGGTTGCGGCATGGGTACCAGTCGAGCAGCTTGAACTCGTCGGGCGCCAAGTCGATGAGCGAGAGGTCGTAGGCGGAGACGGCCGCCGAGTGCGGGTACTTGTTGTTCTCGGCGAGCCATGAGCGCCCGGAACTCAACAGGTTCGACGCCACGGTGATATCGTCCCAGGTGTGCGTTCCCTCGATGATTCCGTAAAGAGCCATGGCAGCGGCATCGTCGATGTACTGCCGCCCCCCGTTGACGCTTGCGACCGTGAGCCGGTCCTCGCTGCCCTCCAACTTCGCGCCGAGCGGGTAGAGGCGCGTTATCACCTGCGTGGGGTCCTCGTCCATCGTCACGCTCGCCATGTTGCGCGCGAGCTCGATGGGTGTTTCGCGGTCGGCTCCCAACTTCTCGGAATAGTCTAGGTACAGCTTGCCGTCGCTGCCACGTCTCACGCGCATCTCCCCGCCGAAGACCTCCACCAGCTTGCTTTGCAGCGTTTCGCGCGTGCTGTCGCGCTGCAGGCCCTTGTAGACGCCTCCCGTGGTCGCGTAGGTCACAAGATCGACCACGCCACGGTACACGCGCTTGTGTTCCTCAACGCGCTCGTTGTGGCGCGCCAAGACGTAATCGATGAACTGTTGCAGCCCGTTGGTGCTGCCGCTGCCGCTCCATTGGCGCTCGGTCAGGTATGGCTGCGTTGAATCGCAGAGGTACGCCTCTACGCCCTCGCACATGACCGCCTTGCTTATTAGCCCGTCGGCGCCCATCGACGCCGGCGCCTTGATGACGCGCCCATCGAACTCAACGGCGCCGGTCTTGCCGTTCACGACCTTCACGGTGGTGGAAAACGGGTGCAGGAGCTCGTAGCCCGGGTTGTCCGGCAGGATGGTGAAGTTGAAGGCGTCTATGGCGTTGCGTTCCTTGTCGATCTTCGCATCGGCGATGCGCTCGTACCTGTCATGGATGGCAACGCCATCGCCGTCGTTGTATACCGTCACGGTGTAGAGCATCTACATCCGCTCCTCAATCCACGTCAGGGTGCAGGCCGACCCGTCAACTTCGACCTCGTTGAGGCCGGCTTCGAGGCATAGGCTCGTCACCTGCTTGCCCGTGACCGTTGCGCTTTCGCCCCCAACGGTGACCTCCGACCACGAGCCTGCCGTTTCGACTGTCAGGCGCACCGGGCGCCCCTCGTTTATCACGTAGTTGGTGCCGACTATCGCGTAGTATTCGGAGGTGTCATCCGCGACCATGAAGGGGTAGCACTCGAACGACGCCTCCACAGTTGCCATCATGCCGCTCATGGCGTGCTCCGTCTTAACGTCAACGCACGAGCCCGAGAAGTGGAACTCCGAGAACATGCCATCGTGGAACTCGGCGCGGTAGATGCCGAGCAGCCATTCGGTGAATTCCCTCACGCCCTCCATGCACTCGGAAACGCTGCCGAATTCGCGTTTGAACTTGTAGGCGATGGACCGCTCGCCGTAGAAAGCGTCACCGTATACGCCCGTGTAGTCGAGGGCGCCGTTGGAGTAGGGGACCTCCACCTTCACGGTTCGCAGCTTGGGTGGCGTGTCATCGCGCCCCACCAGCTTCCACCCGTAATCGTCAAGCGAGTGCTCGCCTGCGTAGCTTATGCCGTAGTTCATTGCGCAAGCCCCCTAACCGCCTTGCTGTAGCGCGCCCCGTTGATGGTGTCGAGGCTACCCGCGACCGCCATTGCGATCTGCCGGCCGTCGAGGTTTATGACCGTCGTGCCGAAGCCGGCGCGCACGAGCGCCATGGCAACGGCGGCGCCGAGCCGCTCGTAGTCGATGGCGCCCCCGTCGAGCTGCCTATTGATGCCCTGCGCGATCTCGTCGTACACCTGGCGGTTGAGCGGAAGCGCAGCCTCGCGCCCCGCCTCGCCGATGCCGATGATCTGCGCGGTGTTGAACACGCCGCCCTTGGCGTACCAGTCGATGCTGATGGACGGCGGGTAGCCCTTGCCGCCGATGCCCCACGGCACCTCTCCGCCATTGATATTAAAGTGCGGAAGCTTGATGCTCGGCAGCTCCAACCGGGCGCCGCAGATGATGCTGCTGATGGTGTCGATTGCGCCCTGGACGATTCCGCGCGCAGTCTCGATGGGGTTGGTGATTGCGTTCTGTATGCCGTTCCAGATTCCCGTCACCGTTGACAGGACACCGTTGAACACGCCCGAAATGTTCGCGCTTATGCCGTTGATGATTCCGCTGATGGCGCTCTGTATGCCGCTCCAAATGCTCGATGCGACGCCCGATACGCTGCTCCAAATGCTTGACCACACCGAGTAGATGCCGCTCAGCACCGAGCTTATGGTGGCGCTTATGGCGTTGAATATGTTGGCCGCCGTGTTGAAGATACCCTGCAGGATGCTCTGGAATATCTGCGCTATGCCGTCCCAGACGCCCTGCCAATCGCCGCGAATCAACGCGGTCACGGTCTGGATGACGCCCTGGATGACGCCCATGACGCTCTCCACGATGCCGCGCATGATGTTCCACACGTTGCTCAGGATGGTGCTTATGGTGTCCCATACCGCGCCCCAGTAGGTCTGCAGGATTGGCATGACCGTGTTGAACACGCTCTGGATGAACGCGAACGCCTGCTGCACGAGCGGCATCATGACGTTCCAGGCGGCTTGCAGCTTCGAGACGATGGCGTCCCATACGACCGCGAAGTCAGCCTGGAACTGCGCGAAGCCCTGGGCAAGCGGCTCGATCACGTTTGCCATGACCCAATCGACAAGGGGCTGCACCGCCCCCATGACCGATTCCCACACGCCTATCCAGAAGTTCCTGAATTCCTCGCAGTTGTTCCACAGGTAGAGGAAAGCGGCAACGAGGGCGGTTATGGCGAGGATGATGATGCCTATGGGGTTGGCGGTCATGACGGCGTTGAGCGCGGCCTGCGCGGCGGTTTGCAGCTTCGTCACGAGAGCCCACGCCTCGGTCGCGATCTTCGCGGCGGTAACGCCCGTCTTGAATGCGAGGATGGCGGCGGTAAGGCCGACGATCACCGTGCCGACCACGGGCAGGTTGTTGAGCATCCACGTGACGGCGGGAATTACCGAGTTGGTGACGAACTGCGTGGCTGTCCTCAGCGGTTCCTGCAGGCCGTCGTAGATCTTGAGCTGCAATTCCTCGAAAGCAGAGCCCAGCGCGGCCACATCGCCGCCTAGGTTGTCGGTCATCACGTCGGCCGTCTGCTGCGCTGCGCCCCCGCAGTTGTACAGCTCGTCGCGGAAGCTCACGAGATCGCCCGAGCCTGCGTTGAGCATGAGGTTGAGGCCCTTGATGCTGTCCGCCGTGAAGGTCGTTTGCAGCGCGGCGGCTTTCTCCGCATCGCCCATGCCGTCCGTGGCCGCCTCCACGTCCGCGAGAATTTCGGCGAAGTCGCGGTAGTTGCCCTCGGCGTCCATGACCGCGACGGAGGTATCGCCGATCTTTATGGCGCCGTCTTCCATGCGGCTGGTCATGTCGCGCATGACCGCGTTGAGCGCGGTGCCTGCCTCGCTTCCCTTGAGGCCCTGGTTCGCCATCATGGCTATGGCTGCCGTGGTCGTTTCCACGTCCATGCCTGCTGCGTTGGCGTTCGCCGCGCAGTTCTTGAACGCCATGCCGAGGCCCTCTGTCGTGGTGTTGGCGTTGGCCTGGGCGTATGCGAGCACGTCAACCATGCGGCCGGCTTCCGCCGCCTCCATGTTGAACGCGCTGAGGTAGTCGGTTACGAGGTCGGAGGCTGCTGCCAGGTCCATTTCGCCTGCCTGGGCGAGCAGCAACACGTCCCCGACGCTCGCGAGCATCTCGTCGGTGTCCCAGCCTGCGAGGGCCATGTACCCGAGGGCGTCGGCCGCTTGGCTCGCGCTAAAGGTGGTCGTGGCGCCGAGCTCTCGCGCCTTGGATTTCAGATCGTCGAAGTCGCTGCCCGTGGCGCCCGACAACGCGGCCACCTTGCTCATGGAGCTCTCGAAGGTCTGCCCCGTGATGATGGTCTGCGCCGCGAAGTCCCCGAGCGCCTGCGTTGCCATCATGATGCCCTGGGAGGCTAGGTTCGCGAAGACTCCCTTTAGGACCGTGAAGCCGTCACCCGATAACTTGGCGGCTTTCTCGCCGTTCTTCAACCCGTCCCAGTTTAGGTTGCCGTCCGCGCGCTTGATTTCCTCTAGGGATGCCGTGACTTTCTTGGCGCCCGTCACGACGCCCTTCTCGTCGAGTTTCGCCTCGATGGTTACGCCGTTCGATGCCATCGGCTACGCCCCCTTTGCGGCGCGCTTCATGGCTGCGAACATGTCATCCATGGCGGCGTTCTGCGCCTCGATCTTGTCGCGGTTCTGACCGAGGGCGTAGTGGCGCACGCGCGCGTCGAACGCCTCGCGCATCTCGCGGTTGTATTTCGTGGGTTTCGGCGGCTTCGCCGTCCTGTAGTAGATGGCCTGCTGGAACGGCGTCTCGCTTTCCGATTCGAGCAGAGAGCCGAGAAGCGAGCAGAGGTCCAGATACGTCATCGAGCTGGATGCCTCGTCCCAGTTGATGCCGTAGCATTGCAAGAGCGAGGCGCGGATTCTCGCGGCGTCCTCGTCCCAGTCGAAGACGGGAGGCTCGTATTCGCTCGCGTGCTCGTGGTCGGCGGTAATGTCCAAGCCGAACGCATCCCAGACGATGCTCGCGAGAAGATCGCCGAGCTCCGGGCCTGCCATAGCCACCGCACCTGCGGGGTCTTCGAACAGCATGCGGACGAGCAGCGGCTCCTTCTGCTCGGGCACGAGCTGCTCGTCACCGAATAACTCTATTACCAGCAGCGCGTTGCGCGCTGAATCGTGGACGCCGATGACGTTGCCGCGCCACGTGTAGTCGCTTACGATCCGGCCGTTTACCGTCCTAGACCGCCGCGTTAAAGATGGGCTGCGCATCATCTGCCTCCGCAAGGTAATGCGCTGCCTTTTCGTTGATGACGTTCTGCTGCTGCTCCGCAACCGTCTCCATGATTGCAAAGAGCACGCGCATCATAACGACGTTGCAGGATGATTTGCTGATCTCGCGACCGGCGCCGCAGGCTTTCACGATGTCATCGTAGCCCTGCTGGCCGATTGCCGCGACGATGGCCGGCTCCATGACTTCGGCGGCCTTGTTGTTCATCTTCTGCAGCAGCTTGTGGTCCTGGTTCTCTTTGGCTTTCTGCTGCATCGCCGAAACCCCGTCCATTTCCTTTTTGGCTTTGGTGCACACCTCGCTGATCTTGACGAGGTTGTCGGCCGTCACCTCGATGGCGGTGTTCACCACCGCGTCACCGATCTGGACGGTTAGCGGCTCGTATAGTGCTTTGAGTTTGAGTTCCATTGTTGCCCTCTTTTCCCGCGCTTAGAAAAGAAACGGCCGGGGCGCAGCGCGTTCGCCCCGGCCTTGCGGCTATGTTCTGCGACGTGTCGCTTTTTAGGATGCTGTGACGGTCACGTCCACGGTCACGCGAACAGACGGCTTCGCCGCGCACTTGATGGCGAGGCGGGTGGCGCCGGCTGCGATGCCCTCAACGACGCCGTCTGCGGTCACGCGCGCGATGCTCGTGTCCTCGATCGCGTACAGGCACCAGTCGGATGCCGTTGCCGGCGTGACGGTCGGTTTGACGGTTGCGGTGCTGCCGACCACGACGGTAACGTCTTCGGCCGCCACCGTGGCAGGCAGGTGCGCGCCACGCGCCTCGTTGACCAGTTGCGGCGTGTCGTTGCGCGCGAACGTGCAGGAAATGGCCTGCTTTTCTGATGCCGAGCCGTTCGGTCCGCTCGCGACGATGTCTTTGACGGTGATCTCGTCTTGGATGATCTCGCCGGTGGGGGACACGACCCTGCGCTGCGTCTTGCGCTCGTTGCCGAAGCATTCCTCGATGGAGGCGAGCCAATCCTGGAAGGAATCGCCGATCAGGCGGTTGCCGCTGACCGAAGTGCTCGCCGTCACGCCCGTGACGGTCGTTTCGGTGTTGCCGCCCGTGGAGTAGTCCTCGTTCTCGTCGGTCTTCTCGGAGCGGTCGTTGGTCAGGTCCGTGATGCCCGGGCCAACCCATGCCCATGTGGGCGTGCTTTCCTCGGGCGTGATGTTCACGAGGGTCACGTACATGTAATTGAGCGCGAACCCGATATCTACGTTAGCCATTAGAAGAATTCCTTTCTCGTGTCGATGTATACGTCGAAGCCCCACACGAACCGCCCCGATTCGTCCCACGGGAGCGGCCGTGGCGGCGTGGTGTCAACGCTGTCGAGGTCGTAGCTCCCGTCCTCCGAATCGAGCGGCGTGGTCTTGAAGGTGCGCTCCGCGAGCTGCGCCGTGTTCATGGCGTCGTACTCGCTCACGCGCTTCACCAGAACGGTGACGCGCAACGGCGTGCTTTCCGTCCCGTCGAAGTATGTGACCTTGCGGTCTGGTATCCCAAAGGCGAGCACGACGCACTCGGGGTGGGCCCTGCCGTCCGGCATGGTCAGGAACACGTCGGAGATTCCGGCTTCGTTCAACCTGCTCCCCATGACTTCAAGCAAATCCATCAGTAACCTCCGTACAGCGACTCGGCGTACTTTGCGAGGCTGCTGCCCTCGGCGCGCCAACATGCCTCGTCCCAATGGTCGGTGGTTCCCGCCGTGGTGTGGTTCATCGGGACGTTGTACTGCTTGGCGGCGTAGGGCGTGCTCCAGATCAGCAGGCCCTTGTCGTACTTCGAGTTCATGGGCTCCGACGCCCTCAGCGTGTTCTCCTCAAGCGGGACGAACTTGCGCATGACGAAACCGGCGCGCATCGCGTACTCGGTCTGGCGGCGCTTTACCTCGCCCGGGCTCAGCATGCGCTCGAGCCCTGTGAGGTTTATGGTCACGCTCATACCAGCGTCACCTCCCAATGGTGCAGGTTCGCGGCGCTCGGCACGGGGATGCACTCGTGTACCGTTGCCTCGGACACCTCGCCGTCCACGCTCACGAGGGCGCCTGCCGGTATCTCGAAAGCGCCCTCGCTCACGTTCGGGTCGATGAACAGCACGCCCTTCACGGGTGCCTGCAGCTGGTAGGCCGTTGCCTTGATCGACGAGGCGCCCTGGAAGCACACGCGGCCGATGGTGACGGGCTCGTTGAACTCGCCGCCGTACATGCCCGACTTGGGCGTGCGGACCGTGGCGGTAGAGGTGAGCAGCCATTTCGGAATCGGGATCATTGCACCCCCTGGTACAGAAGCGTCGAGCCGGTGAGCTCGCGCGTGATCGCTCGTTCCATGTCCGCGTCGTAGGGCGATGCGCTGCCGCCGTCCCCGGATGACAGGGAAGCGGAGAACCTGCCAAGCGTCACAGACGCGAGACGTTCGCCGATGCCGCCGCTTGCGCCGTACTGCTGGTCGACGGCGATGGCGGCGCAGACGGCGCGCTCGTAGGCTTCGAGGTCTTCATCGTCTTGCGGTTCGTTGAAGCCGATGACCTCGCGCACCGCAGCCACGGCCGCCGGACAGGACGCGTCGAACGCGCCCTGGTCCAGCTGGCCGCCAAGCTCCTGGTACCGCGAGTATGTCACGGTTGGCAGCGCCATCTACTCGTCCTCGGCTTCGTCTTCGGCCGGTTCGGAAGCCTTGGGCAATTCGTCCTCGGACTTCTTCGCGGTCTTGCGCGGCTGCTTCTTGGGCGCTTCGGCCTGCTTGCTCGCCTGCGCGATCTTGCCGTTCTTCAATCTTCCTACCGTGCGCATAATGGCCTCCCTTACGACGTGGCTAGGTGCGAGTAGATGAGATCCTTGCGGTTCTCGTAAACGATCAGGTCGTGGAACAGGCGATACTGCCACTTATGGGCTTCATCGTCCTGGTTTTCGTCCGGCGAGAAGTAACGCAGCTTCTCGTGCTTCGTGATCGCGGCACATGCCTTGGACGAGAGCGCCATGAAGTTGATGCCTACGCCGGCGCTGTCGCTCTGGCCCGTCGAGACGTGCTTGCGGTAGCCGCCTGCTTCCTCGCCCGTGCTGGTGCCGTCGAACAGGTCGATGGCGGAGTAGAAGCGCGCGGACGGCACGACCTTGATGCGCATGTCATCGTAGGTGTCGAAGTTGCCGTTCGGCGATTCGCCCTGGCCCATGCGGTAGGGCTGGGCCTGCCGCAGCAGGGTCTTCATGTGCGAGGTCATGTAGAGCAGGCAGCCGGAAAGTTCCTCGCCTGCGTCCTGCAGGGCTTCCTCTGCCAACTGCACGGCGCCCTCGACGGCTGCTGGCGTGGCGAGCGCGGCGCTCACGGTGTTGCCTGCGTTCTCGGCGAGGCGCGCGAAACGGATGGCGTCAACCTCCGGCACCACCTTGGTGCGCGCGAACTCGCCCATGACGTTTGCGGAGACGAGCAGCTCGCGCTCCTCGTCATCGAGCACGTCGATGGAGAACTCGCGGTCGCGCTCGAACTCGAGGGCCATTTCCTCCCAGTCGAGGGTCACGCCGCCGGCAACGAAGCCGCCGCCGCGCGTGTGGTCGGCAAGCCCGTCCATCGCGATCTTCGCGACCTTGATGGTGCCCTTGCCCGAGAACTCGCCCAGAAGGTCCTGGTTCATGTTCAGGTCGGCCGTGCAGGTTTCCTTCATCAGGATGGCGTCGAGGCGCTTCGTGAACGCCGTGACCTTGCTGCCAAGATTGTTAGCCATTTCTGGCTCTCCTTTCTACTTCAAACCGAACGCGCGGTCGAGCTTCTCGTCCTCGTCATCGCCCGGTTTTCCCTTGGGGTTGCCCCCGGTGCTTTTAGACTTGTCGGATGACGTGAACAGGTAGGGCGCCGCCTCTTTCAGCTTAGCGACGTCTCCGTCGTGATCGTCGAGGCATGCCATGGCGGCTTTGATGTTGTGGCATCCAGCCGCCTCAAGCTCGGCCGTTACCTTGTCGGTCTTGGCTTTCGCTTCCATTTCATCGATTCGCTTTTCCAGTGCCGCAACGCTGTCCTCTTTGCCCTTGAGCTTGTTGTTCTCGGCTTCGAGGTCATCGATGCGCTTTTGCAGCTTGCCCATCTCCCGCTCGTGCTTGTAGCGGTTGACGGTATCGCCTTTCGGCGGCTCCTTGGGCTCCGGCTCTTTCGGCTCGGGGTCGTTTCCCTCGGGCTCTTTCGGCTCGGGGTCCTTGGGCTCTGGCTCTTTCGGCTCG